CGATTGAAGGTTACCGCCATGGACATGATGACTATTGCAGACAAGCTGATCGAGGAGGGCGTCTGTAAGGGCCGCGCCTCCGCTAATGCCACTGCCGCCCATGCTCACCTCTGGATGCATGGCCAGCCGCACAACGTCTCTCAGCGTGCTTTCGAGACCCATGCCGCTCGCCTCAATCGTATCGGTATCAACATCCGCAACGCCTGCGATACCTCGCGCTTCGCGCCGGTCTTCGTCCGTCAGGCCCGCGAAATCACCAAGTCCACCGTGCTGGCAATCCCGAGCTGGTACCAGCGTCCGAACCATCTGCAGGTGGCCGCATGAACGCCTTCGTACAGTGGAAAGGCGCAAACCGTGACCGGCTCATCAAGTCGTACAGCAAGCAAGCAGGCATCCATCACACGCCAGCTGACTGGGCTGACTTCGCCGAGGCTGAGTTCGCACGTTGCGTTCGTGTTGAAACAGCGCCCAAGCGTCGAGGTGCCAAGTGATCGCCGCGACCGTCTCCCTGCTCGCAACCCTCGCTGGTGGCGCCATCGCTCTCTACCTCGTGCGTTTGGAGTTCCGCCCATGATCCAGATGACCGAAAGCAAGCCCGGGGAGGGCATGACCCTCCGCACCGTCAGCTTCCAAGGCACCCAGCTCACCAGCGGCCAGCGTCGCCGCCTTCAAGAGCAACAGCAGGCCCGGCCATTCGTGAACCCGGTCCTGCAGCAGCAAGTAAACGAAACCCTGGCAGCGCTCGATGCTCGCCAGTCCCAGGGCATCAAGCCCGAACGCCAATGGTTCTTGGAACGCCAAGAGCGTGGCACTCCCTGCGTTGCCGACCTGTTCGGCTTTTAAGAGGCAATACCCATGGCTATGACTATGAAGATCGAAACCACCGGCAACTTCCGTACCGGCATCGCTGCTAAGTCGCAGAAACCCTATTGGATGGCCGAGGCCTTCGCACATCTGCCGGGCGTCCCGTACCCGCAGAAGTTCAGCTACTACGCCGCTTCCCAGCAGGAAGTGCTGCCGGTCGGTCATTACGAGTGCGACGTCATCTGCTCGATCAAGGATGACCGCATCCATTTCGAAGTTGACCCGCGTCAAGCCCGCCGCATTTCAGCTCCTGCTCCTAAGGCAGTAGGTGCGAACTAATGGACACCTTCGTCTGCGACGAATGCGGCGAAGAGTTCGATGAAGATTCAGATGGATCGGAGTTCGCTGTTGTTGACGATCCTGAAGGCGGCACCCTTTGCGCTTTTTGTAATTCAGAAGTAACGGAGTAACAAAACAGTGGATTGCACCGCACAACTAACCGCTGATTGCGTAACTACGGTGTTTTCCGCTGGATTTTTTCTCACGGTCACGTGTTGGGGCCTGGGAATAACCCTCGGCGCTGCTATTGGCGTCATTCGCAAACTGTAAAGGAGTAATAAGCATGGCTGATATTTTCGCGTCTGTAGACCTTGCCACCGTCGCCACCTGGGTTGGTTCTATCGGCGTCCTCATCATCGGCATCGCCATGGCATTCAAGGGCATCGACCTCGGCAAGCGTGGCGTGAAGAAGGCCTAACGGCCCTCTTCGGGGAAGGGGCTTCGGCCCCTTCATTCATTATGGAAGAAGCGCAAATAGCACTTACCGCAGCGGACTTGGCGATGCTCGCCTATTCGCTCGTATTCATTGGCGGAGTATTCGGCGGATGGGCATTCATTACTGGAGTAAATCAGCGGTTTTAATCCTGGCACTAGCCACCTTCCAAACTGCCCATTCGGCAACTCAAGTTTCGACGCCAACGTCCACATTCACCAACATTATGAACGCCGCCCAAAGCGCAATCGGCCTGCCATATGGCGACGCCGCCTTCTTTGGCCCCGAATTCACGGCCCAGCACACAGCAGGCTCCAGATTTTCAGCTGGCCAGTCGCTTCCATCATCTGGCACCCCGGGAAAAGTCCAAGTGGCCATCAAGCCGGTGGTTACGATCAACGCCGCTAAGGTCGGCAAGAGTATTGCGGGCGCCATCAAGGGAGGTGGTGTCCCCGGCATAATGGGCCAGGCCGCTGTCATGTGGGCCATCAATCAAATTCCCGGTGCCGAGATCGTAAATAATCAGCCTGTAATTATTACGACTGGCGACCCCGTTGCTCCGTCAACGCCAACCGACTACGGCTGGAAACCGTCATATAACAGAATCATTGAGAGCAAGTACGCGTCGCCCGATCTTGCGTGTAAGTCGCTGTCGGCTGCAATCAATGCGCAGTACAACTCCTATATGCGAGCCGTATACAAAAACGCCCGCCGCGAGAACGATGGCTATTTTTCCTGCTTCTATCAGGAGCAAGTGCGTGCATCATTTCAAGACCCCTGGGTCGATTACAATGACCCTACAAACTTCCTTGGCTGGCAAATTGGAGCAGCCCGCGACGGCGCCCAGTGTCCAACCGGTACAACCTATGACCAGGCGACCGGAACATGTCGAGGCGCTGCGTCTACTGTGCCGTTCAACGACCAGAATTACTCGGACCTCGAGGAGGCCATCGCCTCCGTAAAGAACTCGGATTGGCTGCGCGACCTGACAAAGGCAAAGTGTCAGGGCGCTCTATCTCCTGAGGCCTGTTATCAGGACCTTGTCGACCGTCGCCCAAACCATGGCCCTTCCAGTCAAACTACCCCGCCAGTGTCGACGACAGCAACGAAGACCAATCCAGACGGCACCACTACAACAACCACCACGACCGTCCAGAATAAGTACGACTACACATATACCCAGAACAACTTCACCTATCGGACGACAACAACGACCACGACCACGACCGATGGAAAAACAACTACCGAGGTCGTTTCAGATACAACCGACCCAAATACTCCACCTTTCAAGGAGCCGCAGTCTGAAGATTCAGACGAACCTATCGAGTTCACAGACTCCGAATTTCCGCAGGTCACACCCTTCTACGAACAGAAGTACCCTGGCGGCCTTTCGGGCGTATGGAATGAAGTCAGCGCAGATATCGGCAACTCTGCGTTTATTGGGTTTCTTAAGTCGTTCGTTCCTACATTCTCCGGTTCCTGCCCTGCTTTTGGCTTGTCATTCAATATTGCATCGTGGGCAAACTACGGGGCCGTTTCCTTTTGGAATATGTGTTGGATATTCGACTTTATAAAAATCATCATGCTCGTGACGGCAGTGTTTACGGCACGGGCTCTAACTTTCGGGGGTTAACGTATGGAAGCTGTCGGAAGGTTCTTCACAGCTATACTCGCCAAGTTTGTCGGCGCCGCTCAGTGGTTTCTTGCCGTGTTCAAGCAGATATTCATCGATCTGTGGAATATCGCCACTGACGCGGTGTGTTGGCTATTTGAGGGGCTAATGTCCATAGCTGTTTCAGCGCTTAATGCCATTGAAGCGCCGTTTGATCCGCAAACCTATTACAGCCTGATCCCGCCTGAAACTGTGCAAATGATGGGCGCAATCGGTGTAACCCAGGCCATCACTATCGTAGTCGGTGCCCTGGTAATTCGGTTTACGCTGCAAACTATCCCATTTGTTCGTTGGGGGTCGTAATGATCAACTTGATGCTCGGCCAGCCTGGTGGCGGCAAGTCACATGAAGCCGTTGTTTTTCACTTGCTTCCCGCGTTGAAGCAAGGGCGCAAGGTCATTACCAATCTTGCCCTGGTCATGGAGAAGTTCCAGACGTATTTCCCGGAATACTGCCACCTGATCGAAATACGCGAGCCGTACACTGAACGCTATATCGACCCAAAGACCAGGGAGGAGGGCAGCCGGCTCGTTCGCCCCTTCAGCCAGGAAAGCCACTACGGCGACCCATGGCGGCAGGAGGGAACCGGTACAGGCCCGCTCTACATCATCGACGAATGCCATCTAGCGCTGCCGGTTCGGGGCACACCTGTCGAGGTCGAGGAGTGGTATTCGCTGCACCGTCACGAGGGCGCTGACGTTCTGCTCATTACGCAGAGCTACGGCAAAATCAACCGGGCGATCCGCGACCTCGTCCAGGTTGTGTACCGCTGCAAGAAGGCAACTGCTTTCGGCACCAATGACCGCTACATCCGCAAGGTGCAGGACGGGCTACGCGGCGAGGTCGTCAATACCTCGATCCGCCAGTATGAGAAAACCTATTTCGGATTCTGGAAGAGTCATACAAGGTCGTCAGCGGCGGCGGCAGAACTCGAAGCTAACGATATCGTTCCGATCTGGAAGCGTTGGCCGTTCAAGGGCGCAGCCCTTATGTTCATCATCGCCACCTGCATGATCACCTGGAACCTCAACCGCGATTCCGCCAAAGCGCCTCCGCGAGTCAAAAGCCCTGAGCCAGCTGCTGTTGCCCAGGCTCAACAAGAGCCCGCAGCACCTGTTGTCGAAGTGGCGCAGCCACGTGGACCGGAACAGCAGCTACACCCGTACCAGGGCTATCAGCTTTTCCTCTCCGCGCTGATGAAGGGTGATCGGCCGGACCAAGATGGCAATTCCCGGCCATACCTCGCGGGATATATCACCGTCGCTCAAAACGGTCAGCCGATCCGGCAGGTATCCTTCCGCGACCTGACCGACGCCGGCTATACGATTACTTACGAGTCACCGACCGTCATCGGCCTTGAGTACAAGGGCTATGACCTGGGCTATGTCATATCCGCGTTGCCGACCGTATCACTCGCCGGCAAGACCCCTGACAAGGCCGCAGGCGGATAACTGGGGGGAGTCCGCTTGCGGACGGGACCCGGTTTCCGCCAAGGCCGCAGGCAGGACACTCCGCCGAATGAACCGTAATCGCCACCCAGGCAATGGAGCAAAACCATGTTCAGCATCTTTCGACACACGCGCTGCGGTCGGTGCCGCGTTTCGTTCTGGAATCCGCCTCAATGGCCAGCGAAGTCCTGTCCGCTTTGTCGCAAGCCTACCTAGGGGCGCTTCGCATAATGGAGATTATGAAATGATCCTGACTTACGAGCTGGTCGATAACCCCGGCCACGAGTACGAGGACGAAGTTGAGACCCAGTTCGATGCATGTATCAGGCTTCAGTCAATCGAGCCGTTTTGTGTCTGGTGGCAGCTGTCGGACGACTCTGGTGAACCTGTCATGTCGTCCTAGGCGCTTCGCATAATGGGTAACGTTACGTTTAATCGGCTCCGGACAATGCTATAAGCTCCGGGGCCGATTTAATGTAACGTTGATTATGCGCTGCGCCGTCGATCTCGAATCCCATGTCATCAAGACCGCCGAACTCTACGCCCCAGGGCGCAAGGGTTCTGACGCGGTTTCGTGGATCCTCGACGACTACCCCCGGCTTGTTGCTGAGATCCGCGATCTGCGCCGCCGGGTAGCACAGATTGATTCAGAGGCCCACGCCCTGGACGTTCGCCTAGCGGCGCTCCAAGAGGCTTGCCGGTCTATTCTTGATCTCTAGTTTTTAAGCCGACCATTGCGCGCAGTTTGTCCTCATCAGCCTGTAGTGCCGCTTCCTGCACGTTCATCGTGAGCGCTAGGTATTGCCACATAAGGTATACGCCGAACGACCACGCCTTTGCGGTTTCCGAGTTTGTGTCTGTAACCTTTTGGACTGTCCGCACCTGGTCAAACGCTGCTTCGGTCAGTTTTCGGTAGCTCAGGCCTTTCGACGCTTTTTCGTTACGTTGCGTCAATAGCTTCTCCAGCTGCTCAACTCGCTTTTCTGCTGCTTTGCAGCGCTCCGCCAGCTCCTGGGCAATGGCAACTACTTCTTCGTATGGCACTTGGTGCTTGTCCGATTTTTCGTAACGTTGCGCTTTCTGTCGCTCCCTGTACGCTCGCTGTTTCTCGGCGGGCGTCATCGCCTTTCCGGTAGCAGGGCGCCCGCGCTTGCGCTTGGCTGGCTGCTCGTCCAGGGGGAGGGCTTGGGTTTGCTTGTCTGCTGGGTCGATCATGGCGAAGGGTCCGTTTCGTTGTCCGTGCTCTAATTATAGTAACGTTACCGTAAATGCACTAATTGCATGTTGCTATCGGACCCGCACGTACCATAGATATGGTAACGTTACCTTAATTCATCCTCGAGCTCGCCGCTCGCGGCGATTAGTCGCCTGCACGCCCTGGACTGACCGCCTCGTCGTTACCGCGACGATACCCGCGCAGCGGCCGATCTCCCCTCAACGAAAAAGCCCCCGACTGCCTCAACGGCTCGCCAGGGGCTTCTCGCGATCTTCGTCCTACTGTCCCGCCACCAGCTCAACCCGCGCCCCGATCTGCCCAAATGGAACAGCTCCTGGGTAACTCTCTGCCGCTCTCCCAGGATCATCAGCACCGCCGACGGTTAGGTCACGATAGTTGCGATGGTTCAGCCGTGCTTTTACAGCAGCCGGTACAGCGCGATTCCGACCGCCACTACTGCCATTGCCACCCCGGTCCAGAAGTTGTCGCTACGGGGCTTTTTCCAGCCTTGCTGAGGCTGTTTTAGCGGCTTGCTCGGCTTCTGCTTTCGCTCGTTGAACCAGTCTCTGTCTTGCAATCCCATGACGCTCTCCCTGGCTGAATGGGGTGGGGGTGCTGTTACACCCCCACTTTACCCCGGATTCCCGGGGTCACTCGCTCTCGATCACCACGTCGCCAGATGCATTGATCTGCACGTAAGGCACTGATTTATCGAGGATTTTATGCACAAGCTCGCTATCCCGCATCGGCGGCATGCCGCGCTTTACGAGTAACTTGTTGATTTCTATACATTTTTGCCGGATCGCCTCTTGCTCGGCGTTCGTAAGGCGAATCGTTGCTGGCATTTTCAATTGGTCCATATTGACACCCGTCAATCAGCATACGTGCATGCATGTGATTTGTGTTGACGCATGCAAGTTCAACCGTATACATTCCGCCTCAATGTGATTTGCATGCATGCATGCATCGAGGGGAGCAGGGATGTTTATCGATTGGCTAACGGTGTCTCAAGAGCATCAGCACGACCTTCCGGTTGTGTGCGATGTGATGACCATCACAATCGACACGAACACCAATGAAGTGCTCTCTACCCGACAGCCTCGGTTCAAGCATGAGGCCAGCTATTCCACGTCGGTGACGATCCATGTGCAGGGTCGGAAAGTCCGCGTCGAAGGCAACCCAAGCCGGGTAGGGCGCCTGGACAACCTGTTCGGCTTCTCGACCATCGAGCAGTGTGTCTCGGTCTACAACCAGCTTCTGGCTGAGTACGGCCTGCCGGGCTTCACCCGCTGCACCCGTGTTGATCTGCGGGATGGTGCATCCGGTGCAAAGACCGGTGATCGCGTGGCAGACGGCGCCAAGATCGAACGTATCGACCTAACCACCAACGTATCGGTAGGAGAGGGCAACGTTCTGGCTTATCTGCGCGGCGTGTCCTCCCAGCGCATAGGGCACAGCATCGGCTTTCTTTACCCCAACGGTCGCACCGTCGCCTGGACCCCGAAGGGCAACGGCAAAGGCGGGCGCCTCCAGTACCGCAAGGCCTATGACAAGGCTTTCGAGCTGGACGAGAACCTGCTCCCGAAGATCAAGCGCCTCTACGGCGATGAATCCGCCGAGTTCCTGTACGTGCAGCGCGTCCGCGATTACTGCGCCCTTCATGGCGTGGTTCGCATGGAGCAGGAGCTCAAGAACGAATTTTTGCAGCGCGAATGCTTGGCCTATTGGGGCCTCTTTGACGAACGGCGTTTTGCCGAACTCCACGACGAGTTTTTGAGAATTGACGAACGACTGAAGGTGACCGCAATGGACATCGTTTCCATATCCGAACAGCTCTTGGCTGAGCAGATCGTAAACACCACTCGTGCAGCGAACACCACCGCCATGTATGCGATTCAGTGGATGCACGGCCAGCAGTTCGACTTCAACAAGTCCGCCGTCCAAGAGCATGCCGCTCGCCTCAATCGCATCGGCATCAACATCCGCAACGCCTGCGACACCAGCCGCTTCGCGCCCGTCTTCGTCCGTCAGGCCCGCGAGATCACCAAGTCGACGGTGCTGGCCATCCCGAGCTGGTATCAGCGCCCGAACCATTTGCAGGTGGCCGCATGACCGAGATTTGGTACGACATCGGTGCGGGTGTGTGCCTCGGCCTGCTGTTCGTGTGCTTCCTAACGCTATGGGCGGCACGCAAATGATCTCCGCCACCCTGTCTCTGCTGGCCACCCTCGCCGGTGGCGCCATCGCGCTCTACCTCGTGCGTTTGGAGTTCCGCCCATGATCCAGATGACCGAAAGCAAGCCGGGGGAGGGCATGACCCTTCGCACCGTCAGCTTCCAAGGCACCCAGCTCACCAGCGGCCAGCGTCGCCGCCTTCAAGAGCAACAGCAGGCCCGGCCATTCGTGAATCCGGTTCTGCAGCAGCAAGTAAACGAAAC